TGTGACCATCTCCTTCACCATTCCCGGCAAGCCCTCTGGCTGGCGCCTCAACCAGCACGTCCGTGGCGGCAAGCCCGGAGCGCACCTGGCGAAGAACGCCCGCAACTGGCAGAAGGCCGCGGTCAAGCAGTTGAAGGCCGAGTACAAGGGCGAGGAGCCGCTCGAGGGCCCGCTGTGCATCCGGGTCGACGCTTCCTTCCCCCGTCCTGGCTGGGCTGACTGTTCCCACAAGCGCGCCTGCAAGTGCGAGCCGTGGCAGAAGGACGGTCGGCCGCTCCCGCACCAGACCACGCCGGACGCGACGAACGTCCTGAAGCTCGCTGAAGACGCTCTGGTGAAGGCCGGAGTGCTCCGCGACGACCGATTCGTCTGGTTCAGCACGATCATGACCGTCTACGCTCCCAGGGGAGTCGCCCCCCACGTTCGCATTGAGGTCGTTCCGCATGTCGAAGGCGAAGTCGAAGCCTGAGAAGGCGAAGACCCTCTCAGTCCAGGGTCCGCTGCTCGCGAACCTCAAAGAGCGACCCTTCCCCCCGAGCGAGGCTTTCTACAAGGACGGCAGCCGCGATGTCTTCGCCTTCTGCGGAGTCCGCGCCGGCAAGAGCTACATGGGCGGGGAGAAGTCGACCGCTCGCGTGGTCTCGCACTGCATCGAGCTCCTCAAGGACCCGAATCACGAGTGGTCTCCCGCTGGGAAGATCCCCCGGAGCAGCCGCGACAAGCCGTTCGCCACGTACTGGGTGGTCGCCCCGACCTTCGAGCTCGTCAAGCTCTCGTGGGCCATGTTCCGAGACGTGCTCCGCAGGGTGGAGCCGCTCATCATCGGCGAGGTCGACGGCGAGCTCTGGCTGCGCGGCGGCATCCTGGTCCAGCGGAAGACGGGCTTCGACGAGACTCAGCTTCAGGGCGCCGCGGTCAGCGGAGTGTGGGCGGATGAGATCGCCACGCTGCCCTATGCCTCCTACCTGCAGCTTCGGAACCGGCTCGCGGACAAGGAGGGGTGGCTGATCGGGACCGGCTCGCCGCGACCTGACTCCTGGGCGAAGCCGGAGGTGTGGGACCAGCAGGATCTCCTCGAGGACACGGGTGTCCACCACTGGACGACCTCTCAGAACCCCTGGTTCCCGCGGAAGGAGCTCGAACGCGCGCGGCGGACCATGCCTGAACGCTGGTACAAGCGAGACTTCGAGGCCTCCTGGGACACCTTCGAGGGCATCGTCTACACCGAGTTCGATCCGCTGCTGCACGTGATCGACCCCGATGTCGTGCCGGATGAGTCGATGCGGTACTGGGGAGGCCAGGATTGGGGCTGGGCATCGCCCGGCTGCTTCCTGCTCTTCGGGCAGCACGTGCCCACAGGCGTCGTCTACGTCATCGACGAGATCTACGTCGACCGGCTGCCGACCTACTCCGAAGGCGGCGGCGACTGCTGGGTTCGGAGGGTCGGGCCGCTCCACCGCGAGTTCGGGCTGACGATGGTCTACTGCGATGTCAGCAAGGGCACGCAGGACGTGTTCCACTACCGGCGAGCGGGCATCCCCGCCAGAGTGACGAAGAAGGGCCAGGGGAGCGTCATCGACGGTATCAAGACCGTTGAGCGGCTTCTGGCGCCCGACCATGAGACCGGCCAGCCGCGCATGCTGATCTCCAGCAAGTGCAAGAACCTGATCAGGGAGATCCGCGGCTACACCTACGTCATCGACAACGAAGGCAACGTTCGGGATCGCATCGACCCGCACGCGCTCGACCATGCGCTGGACGCCTGGCGCTACGGGATCGTCGGCGAGTTCGAGCGCTCTGAGGCCGGCTTCGGCGTCTCCAGGGAGCGGCAAGTGCCCCAGGACATGCGGGACTGGACCATCACAGACCTCAAGGAGTACGGTCGGAGGCAGGACCGGCTCCAGCGACACATTCGCCGGCTCAAGAGGAACCGCTTCTGATGGCAGCCATCCGACACCGACGAGTCAGCGAAGACGAGATCGAGGAGTGGAGCCGAGCGTTCCGCGCCGCTCTTCACGAGATGCGCCCCCACGAGGAGTTCTGGGGCGGGATCTGGCGGGAGTACCAGGGGCAGCCGACCTGGCACGAGAACGATGCAGCCGCGCCGTTCTCCCCGATGGACACCTACGCGAGCGATCGGCCCTGGATCAACTACCTCTTCAGCGAGGCTCAGACGATCGTCGCCGGGATGCTGCCGCGGCGCCCCATGTTCACGTTCGTCCCGACTCAGCGTGAGCAGATGGGCCAGCAGCGGGTCATGGGCGCAGCCGGGAACTACTTCTGGAAGCGGAACGGGTCGACCCCGCGCACGCGGCAGATCGTGCTCGATGTCCTGCTCTGCGGTCACGGGATCGGGAAGACCGTTTGGGACAGCCCGGATGCCGTCAACACGCGCCACGTCGCCGACTACGAAGACGGGAGCGAGGGGAAGCCGGGCGATCTGGCCGGCATGGACCCGGAGGTCCAGAAGGCCGCGCGGAAGCTCGCGGACCGGGATGACGTGCCGTTCATGGAGGAGGAGGCGCTTCCGGCCATGCGCCGCGTCGCGCCATGGAACCTCTTCAAGCCCGCAGGCTACGCGGACCTCAGTGACAGCCCGTGGGTCATGGAGCGCTACGTCGTTCCGCTCGAGGAGCTCAGGGACACCCCGAAGTTCAAGATCCCCGACGAAGTCGAGGCGGACACGGTCGTCCGGCCGATCCCGATGCCCGAGGAGAAGATCGGGAACCTGGACGCGGAGCGGTTCACGGAGAACGACTCGGTCACGGTCTTCGAGCTCCACCACTGGGTCAAGAGTCGAGGCGCTCGCCGCAGGTTCACGACGTGGTTCCTCTCTCCTGGAGGGAAGGCCGACGGGCTCAAGGTCATCGGCTCGATCGAGGACCCGATGATCATGCCGGGCTGGCCCTACGACGCGCTCCGCTTCTCGGACGTGCCGGGCAGCTGGTTCAGCACCACGGTCTCCGACCTGGCGACGATCCGCCCGCTCGCGACCCGGCTCAACGAGATCATCCACTACGTCCTGCGGAACCACCGGCTCAACAGTCGGATCAAGCTGCTCGTCGCCGCCGGCATCGCCTCGCAGGAGGAGATCGAGAACTGGCTCGAAGGCGAGGGCGACGCCGAAGCGCTGATGACGAACCTCGACGACGTGCGCAGTGCGTTCGCGGTCATGCCTCAACTGAAGGCCCCCGACTCGACGCCGTTCGCCGTCGGCCTGCTCCAGCAGTCCATGAGGGAGGTCGGCACCGTCGACTCCGTGCAGCGCGGGAACGCGGCAGGAGCAGACACCGCGACCGAGGCGCGCATCGCCGACCGGGCATCGCGCGCTCGGATGGGCGTTCGCCAGGAGGTCTTCTCGGACTGGCTCGAGCGAGTCATGGACAAGCAGATGGCGATCTTCCGCCAGATGTCCTCTGCCTCGCAGCAGATGCGGATCGCCGGACCGGAAGGCCCCGAGTTCCTCGATTTCGACCCGCAGAAGATCCAGGGCCGGTTCGACGTGCAGGTCGAGGCGTCTTCGATGGAGCCGCGGAACCCGGGCGCGCAGCAGGAGCAGCTGATCTCTCTGGTCAGCGCCATCAACCTCATCGTCCAGAACTTCACGCCAGCGGTTCAGGTCGGCGCGGTCCCGCCCGACATCATCCAGAACACGCTGAAGCGCATCTTCGACATCTACGGCGAGAACCCCGAAGCCTTCATGGGCCCGATCGGGGACATCGCCGGGCAGATCACAGACGGCGTCCGACGCCCAGCATCCGTGGATGCAACGGGAGGTCAGGGTGGCGGTTCGCCCCAGCCACAGCCTGGCCCGCCGTCTCTGTCAGCCGTCGGAGGGATCGGAGGACCGAATGCCTGACTACGACTTCCGCTGCAGCCACCCGAAGTGCAAGCACGAGTTCGTCATCCACATGGGGATGCGAGCCAACATCGAGGCTGCGAAGCGCGGCTTCACAAAGGTCGGCTGCCCGAAGTGCAGGTCGAACAAGCCGAAGAGGCTGATCCGGCCCGAGTCGCTCCACATCGACTGCTTCGGCACCCATCACAGCGGGACGTTCGACTCCAGCGATGGCCGGCACCCGCCCGAGATGAACGGGATCGAGTTCACCAACCGCAAGGGCTGGGAGAAGGCTCGCGAGGAGTACGGGATCGCCAACAAGGGGAAGATCGACCCCACCAGCGATCAGGGCGAGGTGACCTTCGACCCGAACGAAGACCTCTCCGCTGTGCAGATGAAGGTCATCCCTGAAGTGGTCAAGCTCCTCCGCGCCCACAAGGCGCCGATGGACTACGACGCCCTCGCCCGCTCCGTCAGCACGGCTCCGTACCAGACGGTCAGGAAGTGCCTGCTCAAGGCGGCGACCGCCGGCATTCTGGTCCGTCCGAAGCCAGGGATGTACGCCCTCCCCGGCTGAGAGATTGTGAAGAAGCGCTTCACAATGTGCCCGGACGGTGTGTAGGTTTCCTTCATGGATCCTGAAGTCAGCCCGAGCGCACCGGAGCCTGAAGCGCCCTCCGTCGACTCGCAGATCACCGAAGACACCGAGTTCGCGGACGAAGTGTCGAAGGTTTTCGCCGAGTACGCCGAGGAGCGTGACGACTTCTTTGCCCTTGACGATGACGAGCCGGACGAGGAAGTCGTCGAAGACGAGGCTCCGGCCGAGGTCGCGGAAGAGGAGGAGGCTGCTCCGGCAGTCGAAGAGCCCGACGCGATCAAGGCGCTCCGAGAGGAGAACGCGAACCTCCACAAGATGATGGAGACGATGATGGCTCGGCTGGACGGCATCGCCCGTCCGCAAGAGGTCGAGCAGCCGAAGGCTCCCGAGCCCGAAGCCGAAGCAGAGGAGCCGCCCGAAGGGGCTTCCGCGCGGGAGATCGTCGCCTTCTACGCGAAGCAGGAGGTCAAGCGACAGCTTGCGGGCGCCGTTGATGAGCGCCTGAAGCCCATCGCTCCCGACCTCGAGCGTCGCAAGTTCCACCAGACCGTACGCGAAGCGTACGACTCGATGCTCGATTCGGAGACGCTCCCTGCGGAGTTCGACGATCCCGAGGCGGGGCGACTGGTGGGCCTCATCATCGACAACGACGACGACCTCAGCACACTCGCCCGCACGAACCCGACCCTCGCGCTCAAGTTCGCGGCTCGGTCGGCGAAGGCGGAACTCGACAAGGCCCGTGCGCAGAAGCGGGCAGAGAAGACGGAAGCCGCGCGTTCGCCGAAGCCTCGCACCTCGCAGAAGCAAGGTCGGGGGAGCGAAAGCATGGAAGATGTCGTGAGACGCGAATTCGCCGCACTGCGGCGGGGCGCGTAGGAGACTGACTGATGGCTGTTGCCACGACGATGAACCAGGCGCTCAACCGCCTCTACTCGACCACCATGGTCGCCATGCGGAAGGATCTCGCCTTCGAGATCGCCACCGCGAAGCCCACGTCGATGTGGATGTTCAACGGGGGCGCGGTTCGGTACCGCTCCGTCGGCGCGGACTACCACTGCCCCGTGGTCATCCAGGATTCGACCAACGTCGAGTCCCACACGGAGTTCGGCACCTACTCGGCGACGCCCGAGGACGGACCCGACACCGCTCGCTGGGATGCCGCGACCCACGAGGGCATCACCCGCGCGTTCATCAAGCTCAGCAAGATCGAGATGGAGAAGAACTCGTCGAGCGAGCTCCAGGTCCTGAACCTGATGAACACGAAGAAGGCCATCGCTGCGGAAGCCGCCGCGAAGGAGTTCACCGCCCAGCTGTTCGGCGACAAGACCGGCGCTTCGGCCGGCGCGAACGACATGTACGGGTTCCAGCAGTTCATCCAGACCCGCACCGAGGCCCAGCAGGCCACGGACAACGACACGATCGCCGGCATCTCCCAGGGCTCCTTCGAGAACTGGCGGAACCGCTACGGGCAGATCACGTCGTTCGCGACGAACGGCCTGTCGACCTGGCGCACGGTGCTCTTCGAGTGCAGCAAGAACGGGACGACCCGCCCCGACATCATGCCGACCGACGAGGACGTCTACTTCCTCTACGAGGACACGCTCCTCCCGTCGGAGCAGGACCTCGACCTGACCCTCGCCGACACCGGCTTCGAGTCCCTGATGTACCGCGGCGTCCCCGTGGTCATCGAGGACGTGCTCGCCGGCACCGGGCGGACCTACTTCCTGACGACGACCGGCAAGCGGCGTCCGAAGAAGTCGTCCTTCAGCATGAAGAAGGAGCACTTCGCGGTTCCGGGCAAGAATCCGAAGGCCCGCGGCGCCGAGTCCATCCCCGGCGTCCACCTCATCCTGGTCCCGAACCACGACTTCAACCTCGAAGGTCCCTACGACCTCGGCGCCCAGCAGGCCGCCGTCCAGTGGAACATCCCGTTCGCTGGGTTCCCCGCCACCCGTTCGCTCAAGCGCCTCGGAGTCACCGACTTCGGTGGCTCGGCCGCGAGCTAAGGAGTTCGTCATGACGTACCCCACCTCTGGAGCCGCCGGGAAGATCATCGGCGGCGGCAAGCTCAAGGACGGAGACCGCGTTGGCGGCGATGTCGTCTCGGTCAACCTGGTCTCTGGCACGGGCGACCTCGACGGCTTCACGCTGTCGGTTCCGCAGACGGACAACGTCGAGCAGTACCTCGCTCCGACCGGCGCCATCCCGCGGAAGACCAACCAGACCATCCTCGACGAGTCGGACTGCCCCGTGCAGTTCTGGGGCTACCACCCCGCCGTCGCGGTCGAGACGACCCAGGACATCGCCATCGGCGACCTGCTCTACCGCAGCGACGGCGACGACTACCTGGTCACGGAGGCGACTCAGCCTTCGCTGGCGAGCCTGACGGACTCGTCGGGCGGTACGGCGGCGACCACGCTTCCGGCCATCGGCGCGACCTACGACCAGGATGAGGTCCGGCATTCTGTCGCCTCGCTCAACGCGAAGATCGACGACGTGCTTCAGGTCCTCCGCTCGGTCGGCATCGCGCTCGAGGCGCGGACCGACAACGACGAGGGCAACATCGCCGTGTTCCTCAAGGGACTGTAGGAGG